TGTTCAGACTACGTTACTCTTGCTCGAAAAAAATATGCGGTTGAAAAACCTCAAGAGTATTTTAGTAAACAGTGTACATGATAGTGCTGTCATTGATGTGTACCCTAACGAAGAAGCTACTGTAGTTAAGACGGTAGAAGAAACTATGGAACAATTACCCTCAACAATACATGCTAGGTTCAACAAGTCACTAGATGTTCCGCTTGTACTTGAACCTAAGACAGGAAAAAACTGGATGGATATGAAAGATATAGCTTGAAACTTTACACTAAATGAGTATACTGGTGTTCCTTTTACATATGGAGAATTAAATGAATAACATCGTAACCCTAGACACGAACAACAACTTCGACAGTATGGCAGAAGCAATGGGTATTGCTGTTAAAACCTCTGCTGCTACTGAATCATCCGGCTCAACCCTAGCTCGACTGCGTATTTGGCATCAGTCAATCATGGGCACTGAGCAAGTTAAGGGTAAGTCACGACAGGTTGAGGTAGTGCCCGGAGGTACCTACCGATTGCAAGACCCCAATGGGGACTTTATCTACGCTGATAAGATATCTTTCAAACCTTTCCTTCAGCAGTTTTTCTACAGTCGCTATGTTCCATACGTTAAGCCTGATGAGCAAGGACGTAAGGGACGCTTTGTCAAGTCTGTTATGGTGGGGCAGTCACAGTTTGGTCGTGACGATCTTATCGATACTGATGGCAAGGTAAACTGTGGTCGTCCTGCTGGATACATCAAGAACTGGGGTGATCTACCCGAGGCCCAGCAGAAACTTATCATGTCAGTTAAACGAGTACGTGCTTTGTTAGGTACAGTTACACTGCATGATGCTGTAGACAATACAGGTGAACCTGTTTCAGCAGATAAAGATATCCCTGTCATCTGGGAAATTGATAACAAGGATGCGTTCAAGACTATCGGTCAGTCAGTAGATAAGTTTGCTTCTAATCGTAGATTGCTACCCCAGCATACACTTGAACTAACTACTACTGGTGAGGCAATGGCTAATGGTAACATGATCTACAAGCCTGTTGTAACTGTAGACTTTACTGCTACCCTTCCTCTAGGAGATGAAGAGAAAGACCTGTTCGCTAACTTCAAGTCTTGGGTACTTAACATTAACCAAGGCGTGAAGAAGGCTCATGATCTTAAGGCATCTAACGATATGTCTCAGGAGGATGAAGACACAGTAAATGGTTTCATTGATATCTCTGACGCAACTGAAGTTGCTTAGTTTATCATGGAGCATGTAGCAGAACTAGCAGTACATAGTTATCTAGAACAGGTAACTACCAATAAGAAAACTATGTCAGAGGAAAACATACGTCAGATTGCTGATGACGTAGCTAAGTCTTTGCGTAGGCAGTTCTGTGAACGGCGTGGTGGTACGGGGGGTTTTACCCTCCGTGCTTCCAACGTAGGTAGACCTGCTTGTCAGTTGTGGTACCAGAAGAATCACCCAGAGAAAGAAGAGCCCTTACACACTACCTTCCTAGTGCGTATGGTCTTTGGGGATATGGTAGAGGCTTTGTTCAAAGGTCTTCTAAGAGAGGCTAATGTTAGTTACAAAGATTCTAAGCGTATCCAAGCTAAGATTGGTAACACAGATATCTCTGGTGAGTATGACTTAATTGTTGACGGTGCAGTAGATGACATTAAATCTACTAGCCCTTGGTCATACAACAACAAGTTCACAGACGGTAAGAACCTTGAGAAGGATGATCCCTTTGGTTATGTAGGGCAGCTTGCTGTGTACAGCACAGGTGCTAACGTACCTGCTGGTGGCTGGTGGGTTATCAATCAAGCCAGTGGTCAGTTTAAGTATGTAGCTTACGAGAGTGATACCAAGGAGGTTGTAAAGAAACTATCTGCTACGGCAGACAAGGTTAACCACAACATCTTTGAGCGTTGCTTTAAACCTGAAGCAGAAACATTTAGAAGCAAGCTAACTGGTAATCATAAGCTGATTAGACAGTGTTCCTTCTGCTCCTTCAAACACGACTGTTGGAAGGGTGCTATATCTGAGGAGCCTTCAAGGGTATCTGCTGCTAAGAATCCACCCATTGTATACTACGTTGATATGGAGAAAGTTAATGATCGAAGTTAAAATCTCTAATGCTATGAGAAACACAGCCCATGAAATGTCTGAGGAGATGGGCATCCTTAAGCGTAGTATTACTAGAGGACAAGGTAATGTGTTTGGTTTTCTTGGCGAGCTTGTAGCACTACAGGCTATAGGTGGTGTACACCAGAACACTATGGACTATGACATCCTTGTTGATGGTGAGAAGGTAGATGTTAAAACTAAGAAAACTACTGTGAAGCCTAAGCCTCACTACGACTGTAGTGTAGCTGACGTAACACGTAAACAAAACTGTGACTACTACGCCTTTGTTCGTGTGTTAATGGATCAAAGTGTTGGTTGGTTCTTAGGAGTACGATCAGCAAAAGAATACTTTGAACATGCTTCGTACATAGCTAAGGGTGACTACGATACTAGTAACTCTTTTACCGCTAAGGCAAACTGTTACAACATGCCTATCTCTTCTTTAGATGCAGCACTACCTGTATCTTTTAGAACAAAGACAGTTCTACATGCGGGGTAAGAGCAAGCTTGTCTTGGCTGCTAAGAAGGAGGGCTTTCGCAGTGTCATAGAACATAAGATAGCACGGCAGATTGAGCTACAAGGTAACACTGTTAGGTACGAAACTATTAAGATAGAGTGGATAGACTTAGCAGTGCGTACCTACACACCTGACTTCATCCTTGATAATGGTATTATTATTGAGGTGAAGGGCAGGTGGGTAGCACATGATAGAAGGAAGCATCTTGAAATAAGAAAGCAACATCCGCATTTAGATATCCGTATAGTTTTTGAGAACCAGAACAATAAGCTGTACAAAAGTTCTAAAACATCGTATGGTCTATGGTGTGTTAGAAAGAAGATTGAATACGCTAATCGTGTTATACCTGAAGCATGGCTAAAAGAAAAAGCCAAGCCACTACCACCCATTAGAACAACAGTAACTAAACCTACATTATAGGAGTATCGTATGTTTAATCCAGAAGTTACAGACAATAGCTACGCTATCATTGTCACACCTACACTAGGTGATGACGATACATGGACAGGTGAAGTAAGCGTGTCTATTTCTTTATCTAAAGATAACACGCTTTCGCAAGAGGATAAGCGTGAGATTGAAATGTTGTGTGAGTACATGGCTTCGGTTCTTCCAGCAATAGAAGACAACGATGATGTACGAGAACTAATAGGCACCTATGTAGGTGACGCTATCTCTCGTCTACCTGAGAGTAGCATTGATAACGGAACCAATCAGCAAGTGTTTAACTTCTTGTCCCCTACAAAAGGCAACGCCTAAGATGTTGCGGGCTAGGGTTGCTATTACATTAGAGATAGACACTGAAGAGTTCCCTATGCCAGTAGATGGCAACCCTAGTGAAGAGCTTGAAGACGCCCTTCAAGATGTGCTAGATGAAGTTTACGGTACTCGTATACTTGGTATTAAAGTCACAGTAAAAGGAGATAACAATGGACACTAGCACAACTACCATGACTGCCTATCAGCAGTACATCCATGCGTCAAGGTATGCCCGTTGGCTAGAGGATGAAGGAAGGCGTGAGACATGGGAGGAAACGGTACACAGGTACTTTGAGTACATGAATGGTCACCTTACCCAGAAGAACGCTTTTACGGTACCTCCAAGGCTCTTACAGGAGCTAAAGACAGCAGTGCTTAACCTCAAGGTTATGCCTTCCATGAGACTGCTTATGACTTCCGGCCCTGCAGTAGAGCAGTGCAACGTAGCAGCATATAACTGTGCGTACCTACCAGTGGATAGTGTACGTGCATTTGATGAGATACTGTACGTACTAATGAATGGTACCGGCGTTGGCTTTTCTGTTGAGAGACAGAATGTAGATCAGTTGCCTCGTGTCAATGAGACATTTGAAAATACAGACACAACCATTGTGGTGGGAGACAGTAAGCTAGGGTGGGCTAAGGGCTTCAGAGAGTTAGTAAGTCTGCTGTACTCTGGTCACGTACCTAAGTGGGACTTGTCTAAGTTGCGTGAGGCAGGTGCTAGACTACACACGTTTGGTGGTAGGTCTTCTGGTCCCGGCCCACTGAATGAGTTGTTCATGTTTGCTGTTAGCCTGTTTAAAGTTGCAGCAGGTAGGCGACTAACATCTTTGGAGTGTCATGATCTTGTCTGTAAAACTGCTGAAGTTGTTGTTGTTGGTGGCGTGCGGCGCTCTGCTCTTATATCCCTTAGTAATCTCTCTGATGATAGGTTACGTGGTGCTAAGTCTGGTAGCTGGTACAATCAACATGGTCATCGTGCTTTGGCAAACAACTCAGCGGTGTATAACTCAACACCTGATGTAAGTATCTTTATGTCAGAGTGGAAAGCTTTGCATGATAGTTTGTCAGGTGAACGTGGTATCTTTAGTAGGTCAGCATGTACCTCTAAAGCTTCAGAGAATGGACGTAGGAATGTTAATCGTACAATAGATACCATATGGGAGTACGGTACCAACCCTTGTAGTGAGATCATCCTACGCCCTAACCAGTTCTGTAATCTAACAGAGGTCATGGTACGTGCTGAAGATACACTGGACACACTAAAGGAAAAGGTCCGCCTTGCTACTATCCTTGGCACGTATCAGTCTACGCTTACAGACTTTAAGTACCTACGTAAGCGTTGGAAAGATAACACAGAGGATGAGAGGCTACTGGGTGTAAGCTTGACAGGTATCATGGACTCACCCCTAACTAATGGTCGTGCCTATGATGATGTTGAAGCAGGGCTAGAGCATACACTTACTGAGTTAAAGAAGGTGGCTGTAGAGACTAACAAGGAATGGGCAGATGCCTTTGGTGTTCCTGCTTCTGTAGCTATTACCTGCGTTAAACCTTCTGGTACTGTAAGCCAGCTTACTGATACGGCCAGTGGTATTCATGCACGACATAGTGACTACTACATTCGCCGTGTACGTGGCGACATGAAGGACAGCCTAACAAAGTTCTTACGTGAGAAGGCTGGAGTATCCTTTGAGTATGCTATCTCTGGGTACCAAGACATTGATGAAACTAAACCTATCTATAATGAAAACTTAGGTGTCTTTTCTTTTCCTGTACAAGCACCTATCAATTCAGTTACTCGTGACGATGAGAATGCTATAGATCAACTGAAGCTATGGCTTAGTTACTATCGTCACTGGTGTGAGCATAAGCCTAGCATTACGGTTAGTGTACGTGATGATGAGTGGCTTAACGTAGCAGCTTGGGTGTACGATCACTTCGATGAAATGTCGGGTATCTCCTTCCTGCCATACGATGGTGGTAAGTACGTCCAAGCTCCTTACGAAAAAATAGAGAAGGAGGAGTATGATGAATTACTAGCGAAGACACCCACTACTATTGATTGGACATTACTTTCAACCTATGAGGTAGAAGATGAAACTAAATCGTCACAAGAGTTTGCTTGCACCGCAGACGTATGCGAAATTGTGGATATCTAAATGAAAAAAATTAAAGTAGAAAGATTCCCCCCGTTGTCTGTTCAATTTAAACAGGGCACTGTTTCATTCTATACAGGAAAGGAACACTACCCACACTACAAGAAAGATACAGTACAGTTTAAGGAGTGGCAGCGTGGCTATAACACTGCCTACTTTGAGAACTTGCAGCGGGTACATGTACGTGAACAATCTCTATAAGATAGAGCAGAAGCTCCAGAAAGAATCACATGCTTGGACTAAGACTAAGCAT